TATGAGAAAACCTTTCCATCCATACACAGCTCCATGTATATTAGTTCCGCTCGGAGTTATGTTGCAGGTAGAGGGGAGATTATCCACCACCTCCTCTGCGATGAATTTGCTTTCTGGGAACCAAGTGCCACCGACCGTATATTAGTACCAGCACTCCAGCGTGTTCCAATAAATGGTACGGTGGACATATTTTCCACACCAAACGGTGAGGACAATGATTTCTGTGATATGTACCAGCTTGCTAAAGAAGGTAAGTCCACCTTTACGCCGCATTTTTATTCATGGTTTATGCACCCAGACTACACCATGCCCATTAACCATTCCAAATGTACCGAGGAATTAAACATTCCAATACTGTCTTCTGATGAGGAGAAGTTGGTAACCAACCACAATCTCTCATTTGACCAAATCCGCTGGCGTAGGTACAAAATTAAAGAAATGGAGAGTCTACGCAGAACGGGTGAGTTGAGGAAACTATTTACCCAAGAATACCCCGAAGATGATGTATCCTGCTTCCTTTCCGCTGGTGATATGTTTTATGACCCTACCGTGATGGATGAACTAGCAAAGGATTGCTATCCAGCAACCATCCACCAACTTAGTGCGGAGATTTGGTATCCACCAGAGGAAAGGGAATGGTACATAATATCCATTGACCCAGGACAGGCTAAAATTACCCAATCTGCAATTTTAGTAATGTGTTTTTCTGGTGAGGTTCCTAAATACTGTGCTAGAGCAGCGGGTTTATGGACACCCGAAGTAACCGCTGATAAAGCAAGGGAGCTTGCAAGGTACTACAATGATGCATTGATAACCTGGGAAGCGAATGCACATGGGTTAGCACTAGCACCCCTGCTTAGGGATTGGGGTAATAACTATTACCGCCGTGATGTGATTTCCGAGAGAGAAAGTTCCGAGTTAGGTTGGTTAACCACACCAAAAACCAAACCGTTCATGCTAAACACCCTCTCCCGATTACTGCACAAGATGGTGGTACATGATATCCAATTCGTATCCGAATGTAGGAATATCCGCCAAGTTGGTGATAAGGTAGTTTCACTCGGTGCGGATGACATCCACGATGCTGTGGCAATAGCTTGTGTTTGTAGGGATACTAGACCAGTAGAACGAGGATTTGTCGGAACATCAGGCTTCAAATGGTAACAATAGGAATATGTAGCAACTGCGGAGAGAGGACTTATGTGAATAAAATGAGGTTAGTTACTGGTGAAGCACTTTACCTATGTTACAAATGCCTCCATGCTAGTGGTGCGGAGATAACCAACCACAAGTGTAAAATTGGAGGTGGCAAACCATGAAATGGGAATTTATGAATAACTGGGATGAGTGGCACGCCTTTGTCATTGGTTGGTGCGAGGTTATCTGTCCTTGGCACAGCAGGTTCCCGATGCCAATAGACTATCACAACCCAATGATAGAGGAATTCCACTACTACCTTGTAGGTAGAGCGTTTGGCGTGGCTACATGGGTTGGTATTATCTACCTAATTAAACTACTTTGGAGGTGATTTATGAAAGCAAATGACATTGTGAAGGTGTGTAATGAGTTAAAAACCAACTGGTCAACCAGAGCAAAGCAATTCCAAGATTGGTATGACCTTCTATTACTCACTAACAACCTTCACCAAGAGGACATGGAATCGGTAATATCCAGTGACCCGAGAACCGCATACAACCTTGCACTAAACATGCTAACTGCAAGTACCATGACCCATAAAATACCTACTGAAGGTTTAAGCCAAGAAGAAGTTGCTTCCACCTCATACCTGGAACAATATATCTCCACCCAATGGGGCAGGTTGGAACAACAGCACCGCAGACTTGGTAGACAGTCCTGGCTCCGAGAAATGATTGGGTTAGTGCTTGCAACAGGGTGGTATTCCGTATTTGCTTGGGTTACAGATGATACACTAATTGCGGAGGTTTGGAACCCAGCCAATGTGTATCCAAGTTTTAGCTCCGATGGTTTGGAATCCTGCGCTCATATCTACACCCTCACACCAACGGCAGCAAACCGCAAAGCGAGAAGGAATAACTGGGTACTACCACGACCATTCAACGCTGATGTTAAGGTCTACAACTACTGGACCTACAGTACCAGCGGCGAAGTGGTTAATGCTATTGTTATGGGGAATGTGTTGGTGAAACCTCTCACCACATTAAGTATTACGGAGCAGAAATCCGACCGCATACCGATTTTTACCTCACCTGTTGCTGGTCTACCAGATATGGGTGCTATTAAGCAAACCTCCAAAGATTGGCAAAAAAACTTCGGAGAGAGTATTGTGGCTGTGGGTGCGGAGGAGTTCAACAACCACAACAAAATGCTAACCTACATCCAACAGTTAGTCCGAGACACGGCTAATCCAAGGTGGTTTGAGCGTTCCCGCAGCACAAAAGGTATACTCAATCCACAAACCATATTTAAGCGTGGTGCGATTTTCCGAGGCACACCAGAGGATAGTGTTGAAACCGTACCAATGCCAGCAATCCCAGTAGAACTGCGAACCATACTATTTGATTATGGTAACCGCATCCAACGCTGCACCTTTCCGTGGGTGTTATATGGTAACATCCAGCAAGAAATGGCGGGGTATATGGTATCCCAGATAGCCTCTGCCGCACTTGGTACACTAACCCCATACGCCGATGCCATTAAAGGAGTATTAGCAGATGTGGATAACTACTGGTTAGTGGAACTCCGTGAGCGCAAGTTGAATACCTATGGCTTTAAGCCACCCAAAAAACTCCCAGAATTCACCGAATTCACCATAGACTTTAATATCAACATCCCTGGGAGTTTGGTACAACGAGCTACCATAGCTCGGATGCTAAACCCAACCTTCAAACTTGGGTTCAACACAACTTGTGACCTTATATTCCCCGAAGTTGTTGACCCTGTGAGGGAACAAGCTATTGCAGCTAAGGATGATGCGCTGACCAATCCTATTGCCCAGACCTTAGCTATGATACAAACCTACCGAGAACAGGCGAGGATATACAAGGATGCTAAGGACGACCAAGCCGCAGCATTATTTACCAAAGCTGCTGATATGTTGGAAGCATCCATAACACCACAGCCTTCACCAGAAGCCGCACCTTCACCAGGACGACCAATTGGTACCCCACGAGGTGCGTTACCAAGCGAGGAAGTGTTACCACCTTCACCAGAACTAGGAGGTATGTAATATGAACGGGAATGAGTTAACCAAATGGCAGGATGAAATAACCTCCATTGAAAAACTGCTCAGGGAGAGTGAGGCGAAGCTACAGGACCTTGGTGAACCACTTTCCACATGGGAAAAGGCATGGAGTAGTTTGCTAAAATATGGGGTATCTTATGGTCTATGCCAGGATATACTAACGGCGTTTGCTCCACAGGTTCAGGTTGAAAAATTACCACTACAGGTTCCATCTCCAGCAACTAGGCGTGTGGAGGATATTACCAAAGCAAAAGCTGAGTATGATATCCAATTATCAGATTATACCCGCAATGTGTGGTTTGGCTACCTATACTCCGCCTCACCCATGGACCTCAAAGCTGCCAATATCAATAGTTATGAGGATTACATCCGTCAACATCCACCAGAACCTAATAGCTCACCTGAGGACCTTGCCAAAGCCAGAAACTATGTAAATACTATTCTAGGAGTTGGTGAGGTAGCTCCCACCGATGAAGCCTATGCGGCGGAATTGGCAAAATGGTTTGTAACCACTCCAGCACCAACCAAGCCAACCTTCAAAGGCGTGCATCTAACAACCGTGGATGAAATGTCCAAATGGTTGAGACAAATCATGCCACCGCCAGAGTTACCACCAGGTTTGGGTGGTCCAGAGTTACTTAATTACCTAAAAGATGAAGGTTACACGGATGAGGAACTTGCAGCAGCAGCGGAAGCGGCTAATAGTAAATTTGGAACCTTGATTGAGGAATTTGAACTTGGTAGACAACAAATTGCGGAATATAAGGCTGGTGGAGAGGTAGAACTCCCAGAGCGAACCTTTTGGGGGAAACTCAAATTTGTTGCTTCCCAACCAGCACTCGCAGCGATGGATGTATTACAACTATACCAAACCTACTGGGACCAACCTAGAGCTGGGTGGATAGCACAATTTACCGCAGACCATATGTATGGTTTTCCATTCTATTTCCAACACTCCATGTTTGCACAGTTTTATCCTGATAACGAGATAGAACTTTTGAGGGAAGCAGTAGATATGACTGGTGATTTATTGCGAAATGATTACAACAAAAACCGTGAAGCTGGTATGAACCATTGGACTGCTATGGGAAAAGCATGGGAAGACCTTGAAAGCAATGAATGGGCGAAGATGGGGTTGGAGATATTCACCGACCCTGTGAATGTACTTGGGTTTGGTTGGTTGATGCAGGGAGCAAAAGCTACTAGGGGGATTCCAGTCCTAGGCAGGATATTTGGTGCATCTGGAGCCTTTGAACGAGGGTTCATCCGTTTTTGTGAAGCACCATTTGGGTTTGTCAAAACCAAACTCCTTATGCGAATACCCAAAACCACTGGACAAAAAGCGGATTATTTTGGTAGGCAAATAACCGACATGGTTAAAATGCCACAAGAAAGGATTGCTGGCAAAGCTTTGGAAAACATACCAGCAGATGATTTTGTGGAAGCTAACCTAAAAGCCATTAGGTATGCGGTTGACAACCCAGCAGCGGTGGACGAAACTGCAATGCTGGGTAGAGCCTATATTGCTCGTAAACAGCTAACCCACACCGAGTTCATTGAATGGGGAAGAGCATTTGGGAAAACCTTTGACCCTAGTGATATTACTCCTGGTATGATACAGGACTTGGAGAGTATCGTTGCTAGTACCATTACACCAGGTTCAATGTCTCCAGCACCAGGAAGAATTTCACGCAACCTAGATGCTGCTGCGCAAGACCTCTGTAGGAATGTATTTAACATAGCAGATGATGAAACCAATATGAAAATTGCTAAAGGTTTGATAACCTCAACCTATGACCGTACCGTTGCAGAAGGTATAAAGATGGCAAAACTAGCTCCACTAGAATCCCTGCAAACCTTGAAAGCACATGGCAGGGAGATTATCCTATCTGAGGGATATGAAAAATGGTGGTTGTGGCAGCAGCGACATGGATTTATGGCAGGAATGGTAAATACCATTGAACCTATCTACCGTAGAATTTGGCAGGAGGGGATAGAAAAACACCTTGTTATGCCTTTTGCTAGGGCATTCCTATTAACTGGGAACTACTTCCCGTACAACTACGTAGAAGAGGTGTTGCGTACCTACTGTGGTCGTGGTGGCGGTGTATATGGTAGAGTGACTCCTGCTAGAGCTAACGTAATGTTCATTGGGTTGTCCGGAGTTGACCCAGAACTAGCCCGTTCATTGAACATTACAAGGTATGGTTACCGTGATATTGGTAAAGCATTGGTTGGAGGAACTTTACAACCAGTAGGCATTGGTGAAATGACCCACGCCGTAGCACTTACCACAACAGAGAGGGAATTCGGCGTAGAAATGGTGGAAAAAGCACTAACAGGTGGGTGGATACCAAAAATCGGAAACAAGGTGCACAATGCTGCGCTGTTCCCAATAAATGCTTCCCAGCTTTCTGGTGGCATCCAGCGAAATGGGTATTGTATAACCGTGTGGCAGGATAACCTCACTGACCTTGCTCCAAAAACAATGGTTGGCATTGAGAAATCCATTCCAAAGTTTACTCCCACGATTGGTATTGGTGATGATATTGGTAAAGGAATTCACCAGATGGTACATGATGCCTCCCTAGTTGGACCATCCGCAGTCCAAAGTGTACCTTCTGCGTTCACCGCAAGGAACATAAAAATGGGCCAGGTTAATAAAGCGGTGATGAAATATGGGGAACTAACCGAGGTTTGGGATGTGTTCCTCAAAGGCGCCTATACGGGTGAGCTTTGGGATGACCTACCTGCTTTCATGGTTAAATCCCAAGATATCCTAGCAGATAGGCTTATCAATGCACCGAGAATAAAAGCTGACAGATTACAGCATTTGGTAGATGACCTACTAGCCTCCACCAACAAAATAGAAACCAAAGAACAGATTATGGGTTATGCACATGCTCTCCAAGATATATCCATGGAATCTCCTGAAACTATCTCCTCCCTATTCACAGGTGCACAACACCGAATATCTACATTACCAACCGCAGCTGCAAGGGAAACCGCATGGGCGGAGGCGTACTCCAATATCATGCCATTCCTCAACCAGTGTGAAAAACAATCCAAAAGACTTTCCGACCATATCAAAGCTAACCTTGGCGACCTGTTGACCAAAACTGAAGTGGAACAATTAGATAATTGCATGGATGTTGCGGTTGCACGGGTACTCAAAATCCAAGACACCCGCAAAGTTGCTATGAAAAAATCCGAGGAACTCATAGCTCGCAAGGTTAGACCAAACTCTCCTGAATGGATTAAAGAACTTACCGAAATTTGGGAAAAGCATTTCACCATAGACGCTGAACTCCTTGCTGACCAAATCTCTGCGGCTAGAGGGCTGGGCAGGGTGATGGGAGTATCAGTCCGTACTGCAAAAATTGACGCAACTGGGAGAGCACTAACCCCCGCTGATATTGCTAAACTATTCCACTCCACAGGTGACCAAATATCCTATGCTATGATGAACTCCGCATCCTTGATGCGTAAGGAGTATTTTGTAGCATTGGTTAGGAGACAATCTATTGAAATGGCTTCCGCTGCTGGAACTACCCGTCAAGCACTAGGATTCACCGATGATGCCATTGGAGAGGTATATGACAAACTAATATATGGAGTACGCTCTGACCCTGCTGTCCATGATATCCTTACCCGCAAATACGCCGAAATGGATAACCTATCCAGAGATTTGGAATCAATCCGTATTAACCATTCCGTGAATAAGGAAGCTGCAATGCACATACAAGGTTACTGTGATGAGGTAGCTGACAATCTCCGCAAACTGGACATCTACCAACCAGTTAAAGGACAACTTGCTAGAGAAGGTACTGATGAATGGTGGCGGATAAAACAAGAAGCAATGGATAAGACTATGCTCTCCTACCACCAAGAATTTACCGACTATACCAATCTCAACATCCTAGATAAATTTATGACACATATATTTCCTTACTGGACCTACGAATCCCAACGATGGTTCTGGCTACCAAGAAACTTTGCAACCCATCCACTAATCATGAATACATGGGGTAAGTTTATGGATAATTCCGATTTTGGTTATGTCCACATACCTGGTACCTCGCTGGATGTAAACTTTACCAGAGGCACGGTGTATAAAGGTGGTATGTCCAGCCTAGTCCGCAGAGACTACCCAGAATACTATGACCAAATGTTTCCCGAGTTTGTAGAAACCATGGATTATGTTAAACGGTGGGGGTTCTTTCCGAATGTATTTTGGGAATTACTCCTAACATCCTACGGCGGCAGAAAGCCACAAACTGGACAAATTTTACCGACCATTGTTAAAACTCCGCTGGATTTATTTATAGCAGCTCACCCCGAATCCGATGTTGCCAAGAAACTCTATGGTGTGTTATTCCCTGATTATTTTCAGGATTACATGCGTATGACCGAAGTGTCTGATAAAGCTACCACAGACCAAATCCAGCGGGGGATTACTGGTGTGTCCATCTGGGAGAAAATGGAGCGCAATGAAACCCTTACCGCAGAAGAGCAAGGACTTTGGGATAATGCTGTTGGTCGTGTATCCCTTATGTCACCATGGATGTCCCATGCTGGCGTATTCCGTATGCGACATGAGGACCGCATCCGAGCCTATGAATGGTGGGGGGAGTATATTGAGGAAATTACTGGAGTGAATGTTAAAACCCAAAAATGGCTCAGGATGCACGGTTATACCGTCGGTGATGTTTGTCCTGGCTTATCCCAATTAGACATAATGCAAATCCAAGAAGCGGAGGAATACATGCGGTGGATTAAACCTAGAGTCACCGCATCCTTGCGCCCATCCAGCGAGATTGAGGATAACCTCATCCAATCAGAATTCTGGGGCATGGTTAGGCGACACCGTGAGGCTAATAATATAGAAATGCTCCGCATAGAAGGACAGGCGTTCAGAGGTGAAGGTGGATGGATAAGTAAAGCCGAATATGTGGATAAAATGCGTGGCATAAGCAAGGATAACGCAGACTACATACATGAGGAACATGGTGATACATTCAACCACACAACTGGAGAATGGGAAGCAAACCCAGTAACTAAAAATAAATTCAGTTGGATACCACTCACCGCTGAGGAACGAGCGCTCTACTATGCGGAGAAAGGTATCAATCTCAACATGGGTGCATTTGACGAAATGCTAAACGAATGGTTCCAGCTCACCGTGAAGGAGAAAATAGACCCTGTAACAAACACCCCGTACCTAGACTGGGGAACATTCTTCGCAACCCAGGATGCGATTGAGAAAATGCTCCCACCAGAACTTAAATCCGATTGGCATACCTATCTCCGCCACAATGAGACTCCTGGTAGAACCCTCTACCGAGAGGCAGTGGAAAATTACTTAGTACCGTATTGGAATGTCTCCGATGTGATTAAAAAAGAGATGTTCACCCCAGAGGAGCAAGACCTCATTGATGAATACTACGCAATCCAAGACATTGACCCAACCAGAGCAGCGGAGATACAGGAGATAACCAGACCAAACGGATTGAAACTTATCTCCCAATACCGCACTATGACAACCAATGCCAGAAAAAAGCTCCGTATGACACTCCCTACACTAGATGCGCAACTGCTATACTGGAATGTGACCAGCACTTTACTTACGCCAGAAGCGCAGCTAATATACGATAATTTGACATCTGCTGGCCGTGCTACTTGACAAGTTCAAAGTATTATGTTAATCTATACATGGAGGTGACACATGGCTTATGATTTAACCTTGCCAGATGGGACAACCGTTAAAGCCGTTCCAGAATCCGACCTAATGGCTGTGAAATCTGGTGCTGAAAAGGATGCGGCAGAGCACAAGGAACAATTAGCAACTCTCCAAACCCAAGTGGGCGAACTAACCACAGCTAAGGACGAAGCTCACACCGCACTCGTGGAGGCGCAGGCTGCCAAGTCGCAGCTTGAGGAACGATTCAAAATGGGAACAGCTACCAAAACCCAAGTGGATGAGCTCCAAACAAAGCTGACTACCGCTGAGGAGTCAGTAAGCACCCTGAACGCAGCGGTGCTTGACCTGAAAAAAGCTAACATAATTGCCGTACATGGGGTTAGCTTGGAAATACTACAGGATAAAACCAAGGAGCAACTTGAGAGTTTGGAAGAAGCCCTTAAAATTGTGGGTAGCAAAGCAACCAAACCTGCAACCGTAGATGTTGCTGGTGGCGGAACTGGAACGCCTGAACCAAAATCCGCAGTGGAAAAAGCTGCGATGCAACTTGCTGCTTACAAGGAAAAGTTTCACCAAGTTTAATTAAGGAGGAATAAATAATGTCTGATGTTATTGGACACTGGAATAGCTTAGCCGAAGCCCAAAAACTTACCGAGTCGGTCCTTGTAAGTGGTATAATTGAGGAAACTATGGAAGTTGGTGGGCTATTGGAACGCTTACCCGCAGTCCAAGTTAAGGGTGAGTCTATCAAATGGAACCGTGAAAAAACACTGCCAAGTGGGGAGCTGACTACCACCGGTACCCAACTTGCTTGGAAATCTAATGTAGAGTATGACCAGCAAGAGGAGACTTTGAAACAGGTTTACATGCAGCGGGTACTCAACAACTACATCGCCGAGGTTTATGGCACCATCAACAACTATGAAGCAATTCTCCTCATGGAGATGAAAAAAGGTAACCTGCGAACCGTTGAGGATTACAATGTATATGGGGACAAAACCAATGGCGATGCTCTGGAATGGGATGGTCTCCATGCAATAGTCCAAAATGCCACAGGTGACCTCAACATTGATGAGGGAGCCGGTCCGCTGAGTCTCTACAACCTGCGAAAAATGATGGACGCCATGAAGTATGGTTGTGATATCCTACTCATGCCTCATGTCCTTGCTCGTAGGATAGATGCATCCCTGCAAGAAGCTGGGATTGCTAGCTGGGTTGGCATGGGTTCCGTGGTTTGGGGTAAGAACGAACTCGGCCAGCGTGTAACCTACTTTGACGGTGTACCGATTATCCGCAGTGACTACCTGGTCGCTGAACAATCAACCACTGGACTGACAACCACTTCCAAGCGAGCAAAGAGAACCTCAGGTGTCAACCAGTATTCCATATTTGGCATCAAATTTGGGGATGTGATTGCTGGACAACCTGGGTTATGCTTAGGTTTTGGCAACACCCGTGAAGTTGGTGAATTCTTCAAGTTTGACCGTTTTGACAAACTGGAGGATTACGATGCTGCAGGTTTGAGGCTGGTAGCCTACTGTTGCTTGATGCTTGGTAGTTCCAAATGTCTAGCCCGAATAGCGGATGTCACCGATGCAGCGGTAACTGTATAGGGAACGAAGTAAATTAAAAGGGAGGAAAAGTAATGGGAAAAGTTAATCATGATTTAAGAGTTGCGGATGGGCGGACTATGGTCATGCCAGCTTGGAAAGGTGGGCAGGAAGGTTGGGGCAACCTAAGTATCCCTGATATACGGGACACGGATGCTGTGCAGAGATACCCTGTTGGGACCAAGATAATAGACGGTGAAAGGGTATTTTACTATGCTAAAGCATCCAGTGTTGGTATATCCAAAACCGACTATGGCATTAAAAATGGTTATGGACAGGATGTAGCATACACCACCGTAGCTGCTGCCGCTAGTGTAGGTGACAAAACCCTTGTCATTAATGTCCAGTCCACTGATGGACAGGACGATAACGGAGCCTTCGCTGTCAACTATTTTGCTGGTGGGTTTGTTGTGGTCTTCAACCATGATGACGATGCCTTTGTGTGTAGGATTTTGGAGAGTACCGTAACAACTGGTGCTAGCGAGATGACACTAACCTTGCAGGATGAAATTCCCGTCGCCCTTGCTGCTGGAGATGTTGACCACGCTGAGTGCATGGCGCATTGGGCTTTGGGTTGTGAGTATAACACGGCTACTGAGGAACCTGTAGTTGGAGTGGCTCATGCTAAGGTAACAGCTAACTATTGGTTCTGGCTCCAGACCTGGGGACCTTGCTGGCTGGGACCTTCCAGTAGCGGACCTTGTGAGGCTGCTCATAAGCATCAGGTTGTTTTTGAATCCACCGGGGAAGTTGATAACCATGATGATAGCAGTGCTATACTTGAATTCCAGCAGCACGCAGGATTCGGTCTATGCCATGCTGTTGGTGGTGGACAAGGTGCTCCGTTCCTCATGCTCCAAATATGTCCCTAAAAGGCTTTTGGGAGTGAGCCTCAAATCACTCCCAATTCTGCAGGAGGTGTAGATGGCTAGCAAACTAATCATAAGACTTGAGTGGGAAAATAACAACTTCTTTGAAATGGGTGGTAAATTCAATGATGATGGGTTTATTACCATAATCCGAGTTGAGGAAAATGGCTGCATAGAGCTTTTGTGGAGTAATATCTCCGCCGTTTGTAAATCCTACCTAGCCAAGCAGCTTGACCACATCGGCGACGAAATGAAACAGTAGGAGGTGATAATGATTTATAATGTAGTTGGACGGGAAACTATTGATGGTGTAAGTGAATCAGTAGGTTTCACCGCAGCTAATATACCACCAACCAAACCCAATGTGATTTATGCCTTAATACAACCAACCACAGCAGGAGTACGAGTTTGTATTGATGGCACCACACCAACATCTACCAAAGGTATCAAGCTATTGGTAAACCTGTTTTATGAGGTTTGGGGGTCTGAATCCTTAACAAACTTCCGCTGCATTGATGATGATGGCACCGCAGATTTGGAAGTAATTTATTTTGGGAGTGGAGGTTAATATGCCAACCGCAGTAGAAAATTTAACAATAACTTCCTCACAAGAGGATATAAAAACCGCAGTAAGTTCCTGCATTGAGCAAACCATGAGCGAGCATCCTGGAATGGACCAGAAACAAGCTGTTGCGGTTTGCTATTCCATGGCAAGGAAAGCTACTGGTAAAGGTATAGGCAGCGTAGAAGGAGAACGCCAAATCCGAGGCTAGGTATGAGGTCCATCAGCTCTGCTTTGGAAAATGCTCAAAAGGCGGTGTCAAATACCCCGTACATACGCATATACCTAACCAGCGCTAATGGCAAATCCCACAAAAACTATACCTCACGGCTGCGACAAGTGGAACACCATGAAGAACCCTACAACGATTGGGCTACTATTATCCTAACCGATGATGACCTCGGCATAGATGATGTGAGAGGGTATTGGATACAAATTGGGTATGGGAATTATACCAATGGTTCCAGTTATGAATATGAGG